CTTCCCAAGCACTGGGGTTTTGTTGCCGTTCAAAATAAAAGACCCTATCAAAATGATTGGCAGAATAATCCACTTACACGCTCACAACTGTTCAAGGAAATTTCCTCGAAAAAATCTACAGGTATCGGTGTTTGCTGCGGTGTTCCTTCAGGTGGTTTACTCTTCTTAGACCATGATGGCCCATCAGCAGCAAAAATATTAGGAGAATGGGGTTTTTCTCTTTCATCACTCCCACCATCATGGATGGTCACATCAGGTCGGGTTGGTAGATTTCAGATAATCTATCAAGTTCCAGAAAAGTATTGGTCAAAGATAAAGACACGCAAATTTCAGACAGGGGTAAAAGATGAAGATGGTTCTGTTGAACAGATCGAACTGCGGTGGAATGGTACACAGTCAATAGTATCTGGTAAACATCCTAAAACTGACGGTTATAGATGGATGGATGGAAGATCACCAAAAGATCTTGAAATTGCAGAAGCTCCCTTCGCCATAATCGAAAAGATGATGGAGCAGAAGAAAAAAACAACAACTTCACAAATACAAACTTTTAACTCAGATACAGATAAGGCACGTTCTCTTCTTCAATCAATAAATCCAAACCGTTTAGATGATTATGATGCTTGGCTAAAGATAGGCATGGCTGCTCATTCAGTCGGGGATAATTCATTACTCAACGATTGGGAACAGCTATCACAGAAGAACAGCAAATATCAATCAGGTGAATGTGAAAAGAAATGGGCATCATTTAAATCATCTGGGGTTTCTCTTGGCACTCTCCAAAAGTTTGCATCAGAAGATGGTTGGACTCCTCCTCCACGATCTTTTCCCACTTCAATCAAACCTACAGAAGAGCCAACTCCAGTTCCTCGTAAATTAGAACAGCTTACATCACAGGAACTTATAAATTTTTTACGCAACCTAAAACAGGAAATCAGATTTAATACTTTTTCTCATTCAATAGAAATGGATGGCAAAATAATAAAAAATATTGAACTTTTTTACCTGACACTTGCAGAACTTGGTTACAAAGTGCCGAAGGAAATGGCAATTGATTGTCTCCTCAAAGTAGCCCATGAAAATGAATATGACCCAGTTAAGCTATATCTTGATCATTGCTACAACGAAATAGAACCAGAACTTTATGGCATTGAAAGATTGGCCTCGACATATTTAAGACCACAGGATCAAAAACTGAAGGAACCTACAATATATGATGTGATGCTAAAACTTACTCTTATAAATGCAGTAAGGAGAGTTTATATTCCAGGTTGCAAACATGACACAGCAACTGTCCTTCAAGGTTCTCAGGGAATAAAGAAATCATCATTCTGGCAGACATTATTCGGACCTTTCTTCTCAGATGCCCTCGGTGATATTTCTTCAAAAGATGATCTTCTTGTCCTACATCGTTCATGGGGAATGGAGTGGTCAGAAATTGATGGAGTAACATCCAGAAAACACGCTGGAACAATAAAAGCCTTTCTATCAAGATCAACTGACCTACTCAGAGTTCCATATGGTAAAGCAGTTGAAGAATGGCCAAGGAGAGGAATAATAGTTGGATCAACTAATAAAGAATCTGGATTATTAATAGATGACACAGGCAACAGAAGATTTATGATTTGTCCCTGTACTTCAAAATCTATTGATCTTGATTCCCTACAACTTGAGAGAGATCAGCTATGGTCGGCTGCCGTTCATGCATTCAAAAATAATGAACCACATTATCTCTCCTATGAACAGGAAAACCAGATTGAAAAAGAAAACCTTTCTTATATGGTTGATTCGCCTTGGCTTTCTGTAATAACCAACTACCTGAACGATCCAGCTAATGCAATGAAAGACATAACGATAGAACTTCTGCTTGCCGAAGCAATAGAAAAACCAATTGAAAGACAAACAAAATCTGACACAATGACTGTCTCATCCATTCTCAAATCCTTACATTATGAACGTAAAAGAAAACGTGTGGCGGGAACACCTAAATGGGTTTGGTTCTCACCTGTTCTCACCCCTGTTCTCACTACTGGGAACGGCTAAAATCCCTGCTATCACTATCTTATATATATATGTTCTCTATGTTCTCTATGTTTTATATATAAATATAATAATAGGTAATATATAGGGAAATATAGGGTTAGGTAAGTTTGTAGCATTTCTGGGAACACTTGGGAACGTGGGAACACCTTGCAGTCTTAAATGAGTCTCAAATTACACAAATATTCATATTCTCGCTTTTCCGTGTAACATCTATGTAATGGCTAAAAAAGGCACAAAAATAGAAACACTCATCAGGTCACGAGAACTTGGCAAAATTATTGCTAAAGGTGGTCGTAGATCCGACTGCATAGAATATGCCTCTAAAAAATGGGGGGTTGGTTATAAATCTGTAGATAAGTATTTAGAGATCGTCAGAGCCGAAATGAAAGCTGATTGGGATATGGAAAGACCTGAAATGGTGGCAAATCTTTTAGCGCAGGCTGCAACGCTACAAATGGAAGCAAGAGAAAAAGGTCACTTGCATATTGCTCTTGGTGCAATTAATACAGCAGCTAAACTTGCACAGATTATTTCGTGAGCATTTTAGATACAGTTCAGCCTGGAAAAGTTTTATATCAAATCGGTGCTTATGATTTACCGACAGCAAGTGAGGCGATAGAGCGCATCAATCAGGATCTACTTCCGCATCAATCAAAGTTTTGTGATGATCTCGACCATAGAAAATTAGCTCTTGTCTGTGGCTTTGGTGCTGGTAAAACAGTCGGTTTAGTTGCAAAAGCAACAATACTTGCAGCAATGAATATTGGTCATGTATCAGCACTCTTTGAGCCAACTCATGCAATGTTAGTCGATATTCTTGTGAGAACTATGAATGAACTGCTGGATCAATGGCAGATTCCTTTTTCTTATAGAGCCTCTCCTTTACCATCTTTCACTTTAGAATTTAAAGAAGGCACTCACACAATCTTATTAAGAACCATGCTTACTTATCAAAGATTACGAGGCCAAAACTTATGTGCAATTGGATTTGATGAGGCAGATACTGTGCCAAAACGAGAGGCAGAAAATGCTATGAATATGGCACTTGCAAGACTTAGATCTGGAAATGTTCAACAGTTTTACGCAACAACAACTCCTGAAGGTCATGGTTGGGCATTTGAAACATTTGAAAAAAATAAAAAGTCTGACACAGGATTAATCCAGGCAAAGACTGCTGACAATCCTCACTTGCCCGATACGTTTATTCCTTCTTTGTATGAGAATTATCCACCGCAGTTAATCAAGGCTTATCTTCTGGGACAATGGGTTAATTTAACCAGCGGACAGGTTTATGATCGTTTCGACCGTAATCATCATGTCATCAACAAAATACCGTTTGATATCAAGATGGAGACTTTACTTTGCGGTATAGATTTTAATGTAATGAACACTAACTGTGTAATTGGTGTGAGAGATGGTGACAAGCTGGTGATCATTGATGAAATATCAAAACAAAAAGATACAGATGCGTTGGCACAAGAAATTAAAAGACGCTACCCTTCAAACAGAATATTAGTTTACCCTGACGCTAGTGGTTCAGCACGTTCAACGATTAACGCATCAAAGACAGATCTCGCAATACTCCAAAGTTACGGCTTCGGTTCAATGGCTCTCAAGAGCAACCCCTTTATCAAAGATAGAGTTGCAACCGTCAATGCGTTACTACAGAACGGCAAAGGGGAAAGACGTTTGGCGATTCATGCCAGTTGCAC